TGTGTCGTGATGTCGGGGTTCATGTGCATCCTCGTGTTCATGGCTACCTCCGGCGGTAAATCCATGGGTATATTTTTGCGGCAGGTGAAGGACTGGCGGGGTTTTGTTCAATCGGGCTATTACTGGGTTATGCTGCGCACATGGAAACCATAGGCGCCATGTTTCGCGATTCGGGCATCAGTCCAGGCTTGTGGGGGTATTTACTTGCGGCGATAGTCTTGGCCTGGTGGCGCGGACGAAAGCGGAAGTAAGCCGCCGTATACCGTGGCAGGCAGCAGTCTTGACCCCGGCGGCTGGGCGGCGGGCGGCGCGGCCAGTGCAGGCGGGACTTGCCGGGCAGAGCGTTGGCGCAGCGCGTTTTGAATCGCGCCGATTTGGTCTCCTATGCCCAGCACTTTCAATCCGCGCCCGACGTTGCCCATCGAGTTCAAGACTCGACTGAACAGCGCAGCGCTGGTGTTGCTGTTGTTGACGGCGCTGCCCACCGGTTGATTGGTCATCAAGCGCGCAACCTGGCTAATCGCCTGCAATTGCGCGACCTCATCCGAATCAAAAAACGCCCGTAGCTTGCGGTCTCCTATTCGTTGCAATTCCTTGGCAAACTGGCTGGCGCTAAATTTCGCTGCGCCAATATCATCCGGAACGCCAGACAGCGCCTTGTTTTTCAGGTGTTGCGTGATGCTCGTACGCACCGCTTCGCGCGCTTGCGGATTGGCGGCAAGAATGCGCGATAGACGTTGCACGTCTGCCGCTTTGGCAGCGCTGCCGATGACGTACTTGTTCACAAAATCGTCTGGCGTGATATTGCCGTCGTACAAGTCGCGCAATGCAGGCGTGCGCTCGATTTGGCGCATCATGGCTCGGTTGGAGGCGCGTGCCTTGTTAAAGGCTTCTACGGCCTGTTGGCCAAGTTCCGCGTCTTGCGTTGCGGGCAGCATGCCGGGGTTGACGGTGCGCGTACCGGGGGCGGGGGGTTGTGTGCCCAGCGGCATGGGCTGCGCAGCGTCCAGCTCACGCCGTACCATCCCCAGCCCCCAGCGTACATCGCCGTCTTGCGTATTGCGTTGCTTGCGCCCGATCAGCGTTTTAAATTGCTCGGCGTCCTCGACCGTTAATGGCTCTTCGCCACGGCTGATTTTGATCAGACGCTTTTTCACGTCAGAGGGCAGCGCGGCCCATGACATATTCTTCTTGAGTGCTTTTATAGCGTTATCGGCAAACGTCGGTCCGTCCAGCGGAAAGCTGCGCCCGGCGCTATCTTTCGCCTGCTTGTACAACTCGTTCACGCGTGCCTGCTGCTTGTCCAAGCGGCTTTGCAAGGCATCAATCGCCCGCTGGCCTATCGCCACGGCGTCGTCACTGCTGTTTGCGCCCATGTCATTGATGGCGCGTACCAGCGCCGCGTTATTGTCGGCCTGTATCTGCGACAGGTTACGCGCGCCGGGGTTGCTGGTATTGACGCCGGTATTGGCTTGCAATTTCGCCAGATTTTGCTCGCGTGTAACCTGGCCGGGGTCTTGCGTGAGCATGCCGCGTGTAGGTGTCGCATCGTCCACACGTTTGAAAGACGCCAGGCGCGCCAAGGCCGCCGGGTCAAACTCGCCATGGCGCAGCGCCTGCGCGGCCTCTTGCTGCAATTGCTGCTGTACCCGTGCGGGTAATTGATCGAAATCTATCCCTGCAACATTCAGGGATTCGCGCACGCGCTCAAGCACCAACTGCGGGCGCATGGCGTTAACCCGCCCGCCTACATTTCTTGCTGCATTTTGCATGCGAGACAAAGCAGACGGCGCAGCAAAACCGGCGAGAAAGCTTGCAGCGGTCTGTCCCACGTCACCCGCGCCCGCCTCACGCGCGAACCCTTGGCCTGCGCCCGCAGCGGCGGCGGACGTCAATTGCGCGCCCGGATGGCTGCCAAGCAGCTTCATGACCTCCTTCGTGACACCGTTTGCGGTTTTCGCTATCGTGTTGGCCGCCTTGAGTGTGCCCGCACCCGGAATCATCATCGACACCACATCCCCGGCGATCCGCTCTTGCGCCGTCTCGGGCGCAGGCAGCCCTATCTTGTCGGCCAGCGTGGTCGTTAAGGCGCTTGCGGGCGCGGCTTGCGGCAAATCCAGTGCGCGCAGCCCAACGTTGGTTAATTGGCGAACCGGTTCACTTACAAATTCCGTCAATTGCCCAACACCGTTCAAGGTTGAGCGCGCCGCCAGGCCGAGCGGTCGTTTGACCTGTTCCCACCACGAACGATCAGGCGGGGAATCGGGTTGTTGCGGCGCTAACCCCGCCAGCAGCTCATCGTCGCTCATGGACGAAAAATCTGGCATGCCGGGCGCGGCGGTTTGCGTGGGCAAGCCCGCCAGTAGCTCATCGTCAGGCATGGACGCAAAATCAACCACCGTGCCAGCCTGCGCGGCGGGCATCAGAAACTCGGCGAGTTTGTCGCCTAGTCCTCTGACGGTGTTGGTCACACCGACTATCTTTGGGATGTAGTGGGGGTCTTCGGCGTAGCCGTTGAATTTAAGTGCGCGGGCGAATTTCAGAGCATCGTCGCCCGCGCCCACGGCTTGGGGATATTTGCGCTGAATCAGGCTCACATAGTCGTCGAAAAACGCTTCAGGCGTACCGTAGACGCGGTATCGATCACGCGATCCGGTCATGTTGTCCGTGGCGGAAATTCCTGTTCCTGCTTGGCTAAAATCTTTGATGTTGCCCAGATTGTTCGTGCCTGGAATAACCGATTTGCCCCAGCCGGTTTCTAGTCCGAACTGGCCTAACAGAATGGCCGGGTCAACGCCTAGCGTTTGCCCCGCGCGGGCAGCCGCCGGTCCGTAGGCGCGCGCGAACGTTTCCGGAGTACTCATGGCAGCCACCCCTCTCGGCGGACACGCTCGGCAAACTCGGGGTCAATCTGCATGCGGCGGTGAACCTCGGCCATGCGCTTCTCTTCGATGCTGGGCTGTGCAGCGACAGAGGGTGCAGCGACAGAGGGTGCAGCGGCAGGCGGTGCAGGCGGCGCAGGCGGCGCAGCTTGCTCAGCCTGAAACAGCGGATTGGCATCGGCATACTCACGCACGAACTGATTAAAACCCGTGTCCAGGCGGCGATTCTTGGCAATATACTCATCGGCCAGGCGGCCAATCTCGATCTTGCGCTGCTCCAGCTTAATAGCCGCCGCCAGCATCCGGCGATTGCCCTCCGGGCTACGGTCGATGCCGATTTGCGAGTCTTTCAAGAACTGGATGTCACGGTCTGACAGCGCCCCTGGCATGCCCCCCAGACCGCCACCAGGACTGCGCATCATGAGCGCCATCTTGTTTTGAATCGACTGCAACAATTCTCCGCCAGACAGTTTTGCCGGATCGCCAGGAATGCTCAGCGCAGCGCCAAGCTTGCGCAAGGTGAGTTCGATTTCGCTCCCAAAACCCGTACGCACGCCGTCATTGAGCGCTTGCTCGGCCAAGGCGTACATAGCAAGCATGTCCTGAGCATTCGTTGCGCCCGCGTTGATTTCTGCGTATTTCTTGGCGGACAATTTTGCCATTTCGACATCCCACGCATTGTCACCTGCTCCGACGTTAACCGTCGTGCCTTGTTGTAGTCCCTTGAGCATGGCATCCCGATATTCAGGCGTGCCCGGCGCAAATCCGGCAGCCTCAAGGTTTCGCTGCAATGGGGTTTTCCCGGCAGCCTGGTTTTGCGCAGCCTGCGTTTGGCGAAAAAATTCCGCCATGTCTTCCGAACCCGCGTGGATTGTTCCGGTTTCCGGGTTCAGGACATAGCCCGAATTGCCAAGGGCCGAATACGGCGTATGCGTCTTGCCCGTGGCGGCGGCGATAAGCCTGTTTTGCTTGGGCAAATCGCCCTGCAAGCCCGCTTGTGCGCCCAGGCCGGTTAGGAATTGATTCAGAAATTCTCCAGACGAACCGGCAATGTTGGGGTTTGCCCCTGCAGCAAACTGCCGCCAGGACATGCTCAGCGCCCGCGCGGCTTCGGGATTGTTTGCCCTAAGCGCGGCCATGTCGGGATCATTGTCAAGAAAGTGATCGATGTTCTCACGCCAGTTATTGGTTATGTCCAGCCCGCGCTTCTGTTCATCGGCAAGCGCACGCTGCGCACCCATCAATCCCGATTGCATAGCGGCCTGTTCGCGTATCTGCGGCCCCATAAACAAGGCCTGCACGCCGCGCCCGATGCTGCGCCCCAGGTCTGCGCCTGCATTGCCCATATTTGCAAAGTTCATGATCGTTCCCTTATCCCTATGCAAACGGCAGGCTGGGGAAGTTGCCAATTAGTCCGCTGCCTGCGCCGCCCGCTGCGCCGCTCGCCGCCTTGGCCCCGCCGCCCCATGCGCCGCTACCGTAGGCCATCAACCCGGCCTGCCCCAGGCTTTGCAGCAGACCCCCTCCCATCATCTGCCCGCCATTCGGTACGCCTGCCGCGTGAATGCCGATTTGATCAGCAGCGCTCTGACCGCCCGAAAAATTCCGTAACCGGTCGATGTAGGCTCCCGTGTCGGCCAATCCTAAAATCTCGTTCTGACGTAGGCGATTGGCCGACATGGTTTTGCCAAACAGCGCGGCTAGCGCACGCGCCGATTTCGCCTGTTCGGCTTGCGATTGTGCCCGCCCGGTCAAGTACTCAGACGACACATTGCCCTGTACCGATGGCGCTTCCTGCATCGGGCGCGCGCTGGCCGCCGCATCGGTCAGTGTGTCGGTAATCTGCTGCTCAACCTTGAGGCGCTCTTTCTCGCGATCATCGGGCGCGAATTCCTGCGCTTTTTTCATGGCCGCCTGTTCGGCTTCGCGCTGCAAGCCTTGCTGGCGCATCAAAGACTCACGCATGGCGCGCTGCTGGCGACTGGCCGCAGCGGCCTGCGCCTGTTGCTGCATGGCCGTACCGGCGACCATGGCCGCGATCGCAACGATAGGAAGAACGTAGGCCATCATCCACCTCCGTTAACCCACCCGGCCCGCGTCGCCGCCAGACCGGATGTTGCCCGCGCCGTATTGTCGGCCCTGCTGATACGGAGCCATACCTTGGCGCGCGCCTTGCATCTGCTGCTGGTACAGGTAGGCGTTGCTCAAGTCGTCGAAGAGCCTGCCGACCGAGGCGGCGCTGCGCGCACCCATGGCGGACTTGGCGTTAGCGTCTAATCCGGCCAGCGCCAATTGCGCCGCCTGGCCCGTGTCAATGCCGGATTGCGCCATCGAAATCAGGTTCTGCCGCGTGCGCTCGTCCTGATTGCGTAGATCAGACGCCGCCGTGTCGCCAATGCCCGCCGCCTGGATCAATCCCTCGTTTTGACGGCGTATCAGCTCGGCTTGACTGTCGATGTCCGCCGCGCCGCCTGACAGACCCGCGCGGGCCAGGCCAAAGCGATTCATTCGGTTCGCATCCTCGAATTGCCGGTTAACGTCACGATTGTTCAGATCAGTGACCGCCTGGCGTTGCTCGTCGTACATCTGATTACGGTCTTGTTGCTGCGTGCGCTCTATTCCTTCGTAGAGTTGGCCTTGCCGGATTGCATTCATGAGGGCGTTTTGATCAACGACCGTTTCGTACGTCGTCTTCCACCACCCTTCCGGGCCGATGGGGTTGCTCTCGCCGCCGCCAGCCGTATCAGGGACCCACTCGCGCCCGGACTGAACTTGCTGGGTCGGCGGGGTGTACACCTTTCCATCGGCCGTGTAATAAGTGCGCGTCGGGTCGTATACCTTCGCCTGATTCGTGGCCTGAAGGCGGCTGTCGCCGTTGAAAATGCTGTTGATTTCATCGACGGCAGCGCGCACCCGCGCTTGACGATCGGCCTCCATTTGCCTTGCACCGCCATCGCCGCCTCCGCCCTTGCTCATAACTCACTCCTCATGATCTGATAAACCTCGCCAAATCCGTAGCGCCTCAACATCCGCGCCATGCCGGGAGCGCAACTGGCCTGGATGCAATCCGCGCCCGCCAACCGGGCAAACCGCCGAAACATCGGCCAGAACTCGCGCATGATCTTTCCCATCCCACGGCCCGCCAGCGCGGCAATATTCAGCACGGTCAGCCGGGGGTAGTGCACAAACTCGAACGCAACCGCCAGCACCGGATACTCACCATCGCTCACGATGCCGATGTGCATACGGCCTTCCTGCGCGAGGCGCAGCAAATCGTCACTGTTAAACTCGCCCCTCACTGCCCGATTCACGCATCGATCAAATAGCGCCCGAACCTGTGCAGTGTGTGCCGTCACTTGTCCGCTATCTTGCAAAATCATCGCTTTCATGGCCGCCCTTACACCGCGCCCAGCGGCTCGAAATACAGCGTGACGGCATCAAGCCGAAAGGGCTGTGAGTTACGGCAGCGAAACCGCAACGAAAACTCTGTGCCTGAACATTCAACAGGAATCACGCCGATCGGGCGGGTATTGCCGCGCACCAGCACGGGCGCGGTATAAGCGTCGTCGGGATAACGCACGTCGTAGGCAACCGAGAACTCGGCTTCGCCTTCCATCACAACATCCGCGCCCACAATGCGCTTTAGCTGGCCGGGCGATTTCAAGTCCATGTACGGTAGTTCCAGCGCAACCTCAAACGGCTGGCCGTCGTCGTCGTGCGCATCCTCGCTAAACTGGTACACGTCGTCGCCGCTGCGTAGATATAACTGGCCGCCCAGCGTGGCGTGCGCATCAACAATGAACGGCAGTTGATAACGCGACCATGCGGCAATCTTGGACTGGCGCGAAATCGAGTACACAAACACCAGGTTTCCGATCAGACACATATATTGGCCGCTGCCGTAGTGGTAGAACGCATCCGGTTCCGACCCCGGATTGCGTAGCGCTTGGCGCACCAGCATGTCGATAGGGCTACCGATATCCGTATCAGCCAGATTGTTGGTGTATTGCAGCGTGGTAATGCTGCGAAAGCCGAAATCACTCAAAAAATACAAATCGCCCGACACGCTGGCGACCGTCTTGGGGTAGCTGGTCCCCACGTTGGCAACGGCATCGGCCAGACGGATGGCCGTGGGATCGGGATCGACTTCCCAGACTTGCGCGCCATCAGTAGCCAGCACAACAAGGTTTTTCTGATAGATGCCCAAAGCGTTGGCATTGCGGTCGCCCTCAAAGCGCAAGCCCGTAGGCAGAAATCCGGCGTCATTGGCCGTGGCCCAATCGCGCGGCTTGTCCGTGGCGCTGTAGCGAACTACGTCACCCGAGACGGCAAATACCTTGTTGGCCGCTTTGATGACCGCGCGCGACCGGGGGGCATTCTCGCCGGAAATGTGCGTCGTATCCGACCCGTCCAGATAATGGTGGTACACGTCACCATTGACGTACTCGATGGCAGCGTAGATAAAACCGTTGAAAATGTCGGTAAACCATACTTGCGCAATGTCAAGATTCGTGGCGGGATGAACCGCACGGTTTGCCACAAACAGCGGGTTTGCGTGAGTCAGCGAACCGTGCGCATAAAAGGTGTGCAGCTTGCCGCCCGATGCGAATAGGCCCTTTGTGCCCGCCTCAAGCGTGGCAACCTTCGCCAAGCCGGGGCGCTTTTGCGTTGCCAGACCCGTTGTGACGTAGGCGTTAAGCATTTCGCGCAGCCGGTTCGCGTCGCTCACGCTCGCGCCTTTGCGCAAATCAATACCCAAATCGAACTTGTCGAAAGTGATTGCTTTGACGGCCATCGCTCAACCCCGCAGCGTATAGCCGTTTGCCGTGCGTACGACATGCATACCCATGTCTGCGCACTGCCCGGCGACATAGCGGCGGCCCTCATGCTGCTTGGCTTTGTACTTGCGCAGCATGACCTCGAATTTTTCGCCCGCGACCTGCGCATCCGCATGTCGGTAATGCGCTTTGGCGGTTGCCAGCGCCAACTGGAACACCAGCGCATCCGGGACACTGGGCCGGTCGTCATCTTGCATAAAGCGCGCCGGACCGGCTTCGTACTCGATCAGCAAATCGTAGGCACGATCAGGAATCGGCCATAACTCGATCTGCCCGTTCAGGGTGTCGTAGCGACTGGGCACGTCGCGCAATTCGGAAAATTCCCTGTGACGCTCGGTAATGCCCTGAACCAAGGGCGATCTTGACGTGTCGTGCTCGGCAATCCAGACGGACAACACGCGGCCCGGGTCTATGTCTTCGTCTTCTTGGTCGTTGTGCCAGTCGTAGAGAAACGACCCGGCAAAGAGGGCAATCGTGGTTTTTTTGCGCAGCACAGAGACCTGCACCTGTTCGCAGACATATGTGTGCGCTTCCTGAAGGATGTCGTCGAGCGCCTGGCGATTGCTTTCTGCGGCTGGCCCTTGCGTCATGAATCCCAGGCGCGCGCGTAGTCCACGGCGCAAATCGCCCAAGGTTCGGTAGCGGTTGCTGAGCGGGTTCATGGCGCTTCGGCTTGCTCTTCAATCTCTGATTCAGTCTCTGGAATGGGTTCCGGCGCAATGTCGGTCAGCCAATCGGGGATTTCACCCAGCCCGGTGTAGCGCACGGGCAGGGCATCCAACATGATTGTGGTCTTCAGGGCATAGGGCGCACCGGTTGAGGCTAGATATAGCGACTCATTGCGATGGTCTTCTTGCGTGATCCAAATGTCCCCCACTGCTACAGCGACGCGGCCTGCTGGGGCCTCGGGCGGCGCGGTAAGCTTTGCACCGAATGGGACGTTAAAAAGGCCGGGCGACAACGTTAGTTCGTTGGCAACGGCGGTATGCAAAAACGCGCCGTCGGCATCGGTTTGGTAAACAGTGATTTGGCTCATGGTTCAGTACCTTTAAGGCTCAATGCAAAAATCGACGGTTCCGCCTCTAGTTCACACATGGATACGCGGATGAAAAGCAACGTTGGTGGGGCGGGTTTCCGGCGCTGTTCGGGCGACACGCGACGCATCGAAAGTGGTTATCCAGGCAGAGTCAGAGGAGTTGCCAAGGAGGACATACGATGCACCGCTATAGCCGGATTGTGTTGTATCGAACACCCCGGCACTGTCGGAGATTGGACCTGGGTGGCCGTATGACGGTCGAGACTCGATATATCCTGTGATGTTCTGCAACGCATCCTGTTGCCGACTACCGAGTGTTCTTTCATTTGCCGTGTCTGCGTCGGTTCCGGTGAATCGGAGGAATTGGTTCCTTAAATCCGGCACGCGGAATTGGCTATCAGACACGTCTACAAAGTAGTGTGCGCCGATGTTGTCTGCCCAATCGGTTTCCAGGACGACCAGGTTGTTTTCTTGCGCATAGCCCCACAAACCGGCATAGGAAGATTTCGATACGATGCCGCCCACGGCGTCGATTTCGTTTGCCAAGGGCGCGACCGTATGCCCATACACGGGTCTGCCGCACAGCGGCGAGCGGTAGCCGGTGTAGTACGGCGTGCTCACCCAGACCCAGACCTCGACCGCATCGGCGACGATGACCGGGCCAATGTCGGCGGTAGGCAGCGTCGCCAGTGTGACCACTTGCGGGCCAAAGCTGGCGGGCTTGTCGGTGACTTCGGTCCATGTCGGCCAGCGCGTGGCCTGATCCGGTTTGCCGACGATGTTGTCCCAGACGAGTGAAGGCATGGATGCCACAAAGTCGGCAGCGTCGATGGCAGACTGCGCGGCAGCGCTGGCAGACTGACCCGCAGCACCGGCAGACGCCGCAGCAACACCGGCAGACTGACTAGCGCTGGCAGCGCTGTTCTGTGCCGCATCAGCCGCTTGTTGGGCAAGCGAAGAATGGGCTTCGATATCTGAGCCGACCTGCTCGATAATGAGGCTGGTTATCCCCGCATCCAAGCGCAGCTTGCCATCATCTAACTGAATCAGCGCCAAATTGTGTCGAATGGCGTTGATCGAACTGGCCGCGCCGTCGAACTCGTTGTTGATGGCAACCCGGTCGATTTGGTTAGCATGGTCATTGCTGAAATTATGGCCGCGATGATAGGCGGGGGGTTGGGGCATGTTGCTTATTCCTTGCGTGATGTTTCGTTGCAGGCCGTCATGGCGCTACCATCAGCGGATCACCCACAGCAATAACGCTAGGACTACGCCGTAGGCCAGGTTCCTGAGATGCGTGCTGTCTTCGATGGCTTTCAGTGCTTGCACGACCCAGTCTCCGTCGTTAAGGTTAAAATTCATCCATGGGTTCCTTCTGCTGGGTTCAGAGGGGATTGCTAGAAAGCCTCGCCAGTTAGCCGCTGGCGGGGCTTTCGTTTTATGCAAACTCGGTTAGCGCGGCTTCGTCCTCATTGACCGCAGGCCGACGCCCGCGCCGTTTGACGACTCGCACAGGCGCGTCGTCGTCGTCAGAATCCGCGGCAGCTACGTGATCAAACGCATCGGCAAGACGCCCGGACGATTCACGCCCGTACACCTCTTCAACAATGATGCTGCCGTACTTTTTGCACAGACGCTGATACTCGCTGTCGGCATCAAGCGGGCGCGCGTCGTCTATCGACGCATCGACGGCGACATTTTCCTTGCCGTATATTTCGTACAAAATGGGTAATTCATGGGCCAGAACGGCCACCGGTGTGGCCGTGTGCGCATCACGGCGAATCCGCACGTTCACAAGAGAAATGGATTTCTGCATGGGTTGCTCCATAGGGTGAGGGCCGGTCGTGATTGACCGGCCCCGGCAAGGATGGTTACTGGATTGCCAACACCGCGTGGGCATTGCGCCGATTGGTCGTTAACGCCATGCGCAAAATGACCATCAGATACAGCGCCAACACGTCATGCGGGCGCGTGGGCTTAACGATGTTCATATCGTTGTCCAGGTAGCTCAAATGACGCATGTTCAGCAGATAGGCGCGCTTTTCCCATGGCACGGCGGGCGTTTCCAGTGCGTCCAGCGCCTCGAAAACGGGGTCCCACACAATCTCCACGCCTTTGAAAAACAAGCCCGTCTTGCCGCCCGTACCAATCCCCAAATCCACCGTCTTGGACTGACCGGCCTCGACGTTCTGGGTGAAGGTGATGTCCGCCGCGTAGGCGTCGCAAAAGGCCGTGCCCGCCAGAATGAAGTCCGGCGCACCGCCGTTGCGGATGCAATGCCGCCACGCCTCGTTCATTGCACGGGACACATTGCCTTTAGTCGCCGTGTTGATGCTCGTATTGGCGAAGTTGCGCCAGTAGGACGCCGTCGATGCATCGATGCCGCCTACTACGCCGACTGCTGGCGTCGTAGACACAAGCGCGTCCAAACCGGTCACGGCATCCGCCGAATACGTGCCGTCTCGATGCAGCGCCAGGTCTAGCCCTTCCATGAAGCCGAGCCGCAAGGATTCTTGTTGCTCGTTCAGCAGGTTAACCAACTGCACTTTTTCGTTTTGCTCCAAGCGGTACTGGCCGCGTTCGCCTTCGCGCACGTCGATACCGTTGGTAAACAAGCGGTCATGGTCCAGATACAGCGCATCCGTTGCCCGACGCCACGGAAACATGACTTGCTCGGTCGTGTGGCGCTTATTGAAAACAATGGGCGTTTCGCCATAGACAAATTGAAAATTACTGTCGTACGACTTGCGCACGTTTTCTGCGACGTGCTGGCGTGCACCGTGGAAGGCTTTACGCTTTTTAAGCAAGCGGCGCAATAGAGGATGTTGCGTGCCGATTTGATCGACCGGCGTATTGCGCAAATAATCGTCGAGCGAGACTTTAGTAGCCTCTGCAAGGTCTGCTTGAGAGATAGGCATCTGCCGCTCCTGAATGAAAGTTGAAAACAGCCAACTTCCATACCGGCCCAGGACGCCAATCTGGTTTGCAGATTCGTTCGTGCTGTGCGCGACTCCAGCTTGACCAGCGACTTCTCGAACGCACCTGCGGCGCTACCGGACGCGACCCCGGCGATTCAGCGACAAATTGCGGTATGGGGCGGATTTAACAACCTGCCTTGGACATGCTGGCCGCGACCCCCAGCTTGCTTCGATTTCTATCCAAGGCAGGTCGTCGAACCCGACCATGACGTGGGAATTATCCCGTGTTTTTGCGATTGTCAAGGATTTTTGTCAATGACAGGATTTTGCCACTGGCGCAATTAAATAAAAGTGTTGCGTTTTGCTCTTTTTGTTAGTACAATGTACTTATTGCAAGGGCACTTCATGAAATACAACGAATTTAAGCGGTGGTTGCAAAAACAAGGTGTGGTCTTTGCCAAATCTGCCAGCGGCAGTCACTTTAAAATCCGTTATGGCAACAAGCAAACAATTTTCCCTAATCATGGCGCAAAAGAAATCAGCGAGGCATTACGCAAAGACATTATCAAACAACTTGGCTTGACTGAAACCAAGTAAAGGAAGGATGTTATGTATAACTATCCAATCAACATTCATGCTGAAAATAGCCATTACTGGTCATCCTGCCTTGATATTCCAGAAGCACATAGTGCTGGCGATACCCTGGATGAGTTGCTGGGTAACGCAGTAGAAGGCATTGAATTGGCGCTTTCGATTTATGTTGACCAAGGACGGCGTATTCCTGCGCCTTCGCCTATCCGTCAAGGGCAGTATGAAATCCGCTTGCCTGCGTTGACCAGCGCCAAGATTGCGCTGTGGAATGCACTTTGTCAGCGCGGCCAATGCGTCGCAGACCTTGCCCGCACGATGGGCGTTTCGCACACGGCAGCCGGTCGATTAGTGGATTTTTCGCACCATTCCAAAATAGAGCGGGTCGAGCAAGCGTTAAAAGTCTTGGGGCGGCGGCTTGAGGTGCGAGATGTGCCGGATGATGACCTAACTGCACCCATGGCTTTTGCATAGCGTGGATTGAAACCCGCCCGCACATCACAAACCCATCCCGTCCAAAATACTCATCGTGCGCGCCTCGGGCGATTGACCTTCGGCTGCCGCCGGACGGCCCAACGCAGCGGGACGGGAACTAAGCGGAGCCGGACCCGCACGACGCGTAACCGGCGCAACCTGTATGCCTTCGTACATCATGCGCAGCGCGTGTGCCCATTGATGCGGTTGATACGTACTGGCGAATTCCTGCAATTTGGCAGGATTGGAAAAATACTCGCTTACCGCGCGCATCCGGGCAGGATGGTCGATTTCCTGCTGGCGCGACACCAGAAATTGCGCCATCTGCGCCTTGCCTTGCTCAACCGACATCGTGAATTGCTGGTGTTCCTGCTGCTGTTGCGCCTGCGCCTGCTGCTGCTGCGCTTGCGCCTGCTGGACGCGGCGAGCGCGGGCAATTTCTAGCGCATGCTCGCGGCTAATCTGCAATCCCTCAACGGCTTGCGATAGATCAGGAAATTCGGCCAGCCCGTCCACGCCCGGCGCATCGATGCCTAACTGCTTGTATATCTGGGCGCGATGGCCTTCAATAATCTGCGCGGCTTGGCGCAGATTTTGCGGATCACCCGAACTGATCAGGCGGGCGAACTCCAAGTATTCGGCCATATCCTGCGGTGTGACGCCCGCGCGAGTCACCACCTCGCGGATTTCGTTTAAATCGGTTTGCGCTGCGCGCCGCTCTGCAAATATCTGGCGCATCCGCTCGCGCCCGCGCTCAGAATTTACGCCAGCCAACAGCTCGGCCTCTTCTTGGTCATCCGATAATTGCGCCGGTTCATGTGCCTGACCGGGTTGTGCCTGAGCGGGTTGCGGCGGTTCGGGTTGCGCCTGTTCGGGCGCAACGGCGCTGGCGTCACCACCGCCCGTCAAATCATCCAAAAGCGAATCCAGCGCGCCGGGCGCGTCCTGCGGCGCAATGTCCGCGCCGTCCTGACTCGTATCAACGGGCAGATCATCGGCGGGTGGGGTTTGGTTCAGATCATCATCCATGTCAATCTCCATAAGACAATCAGGCCACGGCGGCCATATTCATATCGGGCATGGGTTCGCCGGACGGCGCGGGCGGTTGTGGTTGCGCCTTCTTGGCAGGCAGGAACTGATCCATGTCGATGCGGTCATCGAAGCGTTTGAGCGTCTCGCGCAGCAACGCTTCCAGCGGCCCATAATCGATGCCCTGCGCGGCCAATTGCATAATCTGAGTCACCAGCGGCTGGATGACCGGCAGCGCCCGCGCCCAGGTTTCTTGAGACTGCTGCTTGTCGGGCGCGCCGGTCGAACCGGCCACAATGTCGATTTCCACCATGTCGTACACCTCGTCGCGCGAAAGCTGCGGCCATTCGTAGGCGCGCTCGACAACCATTGGCGCTGACATGCCCGTCATCGGGTCAACCACGATCTCTTCACGATTCGGCCCCGTGTAGCGCTCAACCTGCGCGGGCGACAACTCCATGAGTAGCACCTGCGCCGCGTAGTTATAGATTTCGGCCAGCCAGTCTTCCACCTTGTCCCGAAATTCCGCCGTGCGACCGGCTAGCGATTGCTGCATGATGCCCGCCTCGGTCGCCGTCTTGGGTTGTACGACCGTGCTACGCATGGCATCTTGCAAGCCCGTGACCTGTTCCCAATCCTGACGAATTAAGCCAGTGTCGTAGTCGGCGGGATTCACAGGAATCGGCTGTTTTGGAACCAGAACTTGATTGAGCGGCCTGTTGTCCGAATCAATCAGCACCACCTCACCCAACAGTGCATCGACGTGACGCTTGATCGTTTGCATGTTGGTGTCCGCCGACGCAATCCAGCCAGGCCGGTTTAATTCGCGGTGAGCGGCGAACTTGTCGCGCGTGTTGTTGTGCTCGTCTTGCAGTTTCTCGGTCAAGTCCACCAGGCACGGCGCAATGAATTGGCCGTCCAGCACCGCATAGGGCAGCATAAAAAACGGATACCAGCGATTTCCCACGCGCGGCGGCGAGTACGAATCACGGACAAAAAACTCGCAGCCATCGGCCATCGTATGCACGCGCTGCGAGACCCGGTCCCAGATTTCGATGATGCAGATCACGTCATCATCTGAGGCGCTAGCCTGGCTCTGCCCATCCATAGCCAGCGGTTGTGCGTCGCCGCTCATCGGCTCACCGCCCAGACCGTCCGGCCTCCATGCCTTCGCGCCGCACAAATCGACCCGGTAGCGCGCCTGCGCCGCGCCGCGCTTCATCGGTACCAACTGCGCCATCCAATCGGCGTGTTCGTAGTCGTAGAACTCGCACACAACCGGATCAATCAACAAGTTTTCCGTCAACACGCGGTCGATCACCAGCCCTTCAGACGCCACCACCTCTGACTGATCTTGCACGCCCTGGACGATTTCGCGCAACTCTTCGTTGTGCAATTCGGCCTGGTCCTGCGCCTGCGGGTCTTGCAGATGGCGCACGCCTGCATCGAGCGCCAAAATATTGTCTTGCGTGTCGGGAATGCGCTCCTGGATAAGCGGATCAGCATCAATATCGCGCTGATACGTCACTTTCAGGATGCCCATATAACTAACCAGCGCCGAGATTACCGACATTTTGGCGCGGCGCTTCAGGTTGGCCCGTTTGGTTTGGCGGCTCAGCACCGTTTGTAGCGTCTCGCAAAACAGTTTGGTGTCGCTGTTTCGCCAATTGCCCGTGACCGATACATCGGGATTGCGCGCGTAAATGTTCGGTATCGTCGCCTGTACCGTGCTGAAAATCAGATTGGCGCGCGGGTCGATAAAGCGCCCAGTTTTGGGGTCTTGCCGCCAATTGAAACCCGCGACCCGTTTACGGTTGTGCTCAATGCGTTTGTGCAGTTTTTCCCAATGCTTGCGCGCCGCTGAAATATTGCGCGCCCATTTTTTGCCCAACTCGGTAGGCTCGCATTTTTCCAATTCGCCGGGCGACGGCGATTCAGGCGATTGACCGGTGTCATTCATGTGCGGGTTACTCATGGTAAGCAATCCTAAAATTTCCATCCGCATCAGGATACGTACTCAATTCAGGGTCGGCGAATTTTTGTGCATTCTCATCTTTTGGCGCTTGGCGACGGCGCATCACGCCGTAGCGCAGCGCATCCCAAGCGTGATCTTCGGCGTCGCTGTCCACGTCCTCGGGGTTCAAATGATCAGGGGGCAGCGCCGGAACCGTGCGTATCAGGTGTTTGCATGTCTTGAACACCTTTAATTGCCCTTCTGAGAGCAACCGTATGATTTCCTGCGCGCCGTTAACACGCGAACGCGGGCCATTCCATGCCTGCTGCCAACGCACGCCAGCATCCCGGAATATCTGGCCGATCGATCGGTCAGCGCCGATTTTCGAGAAAATGCTTGGGTCGGCCAGATTCTGGCGATACTCGTAACCTAACCGCGCATCATGCTTTTCCACCGCCTTGATCTTGGACGCGACAGCGGTCGCCGCCTCGCGTGTTCCCACATTCTCGCCTTCGCCCGCCCCGTACAGCTCACGCCAGACATACATCACGCCGTCATGGTCCATGGCAAACCAATACACGGCGTAGGGGCGGGCATAACCCCAATCCATCGATTTCCAGACTTTCCAAGTGGACGGAATCGCAAACGGTTCAACAACGCATTGATCCGACTCCCACACACCTTCCAGAAAGGACCCAACGTGAATATCCCAATCGCCATTGAGCCACGCGCGACGGCGGTTAATGTCGTGCAGGCCCATGAACGTTGCGCGGTAATCCGGCTCGTTGTCCAACAACGCCCGGTTTTCCGATAGATCAGAATGGATGCGCACGCGTTCCCGTTGATCGGGTTCGCGGATTACTACGCCTGCCGGTACGCCACCCGCGCCCAGTCTGAACCGTTCTTTGACCGCGACATGCCCACGGCCAAACGGGTTGCAGGTTGCGCGAACCATGCGCGGCACGTCCGGATGCGATGAGCGGCAGGTCGATTGCATCGACAGATAAAACGCCAAGCTCGACCAATTGGTTAGCTCCTCAAAGCCTAGCCACGGGTATTCATGGCCGTGATAGTTCCAGTAGTCGTCCTCCGTTGCGCCATAACGTAGCAATAGCGCCTCGCCCGTCGGCCAAGTCCATTCGTAGGCCGACTTGTTGAACTGCGCATCCGGAAAAATCAGGCTAAACCAGCGGCGCGACTTCGCCACCACGTCAGATAACTGCGGATACGTGAGCCGAAACAACGCGCCGCGCCAAGCCTGCCCGAACCCACGTCCCACGTATTGCGCAAACGACATCAGCAGCGCGTCCGTCTTGCCGCCACCGCGCCCCCCTTCCAGCAGGCACTCGAAAATCGGGCACGTCAGAAACAACGATTGCGATCCCGTCGCCCCGCCGTTGGGCTTCCAGACCTGCATCATTGCCTACGCGGGGATGCCGCCAGCGTCTCCCAGTCCTCTACCGACATGCTGGCAGGCACAACCAGCACCCCACCCGGCAGCGGCGCACCATCGGTCGTGTGATCGATCGACGCCGGGGATTTGCCATACGCACGATCCAGCAGCTCCGTTGCCGCCGCAACGCGCGTACGCTCATGTTCGCCCTCATGCATCAACTGCACCAGTACCGCTATCGCATCCGGGCCGTGCTGCTGCGCAAGCGTGCGCACCTGCGCCGTAACCTTATTAAGCGTTCCTTTTGGACGTCCGGAACGGTTCAAGTTAGCGACATTCCCGCGCTTTTTGTTGGGGGATGGCTGTTTTTTGTCGGTAGATGACTGTTTTCTGTTGGTGGATGACTGTTTTTTGTCGTTACTCATTCAAACGACTCCCTTTATTGCCTATTTTTGCTCTCTGTTGGCTCTCTGTTGGCTCTTTTTGTCTCTTTTTGTCTCTTTTTTACCCGTGTCGTCTGCTATTTGGGCTATTTTTTGCTGTTTTCGACCATTTGCAACAAATGCGGTTGCAGTGTCACGGTGTCGCGGTCGCGCCCGCCGCCGTCCAAATGGCGCACCACACATCGTTCATGGGCATCCAACCGGCTTTGCGACCCTTTGTGCGCGATGACAACGCCGGGTCTGCCCGTTGGCGTGAATACACGGGATCCGATGGGGAAATCATCAACATCACGCAAGCGCTGCACACGGATTCCGTCCCGACAATAGACCGCGCAAGACATCCATGCGACAAAAAGATTTGTATCTCGAAACGATACGCGACACAATTAACCCATGATTACAGGATTCCGACATAAACGGCTTGAAGCCTTCTACCGCACCGGTAGCACGAAGGGCATTCAGGCAACCCATGCGGCCAAGCTGGGGCGCATCTTGGGGGCGCTTGATGTTGCCGTAGGGCCGCAAGACCTGAACTTTCCAGCCTTCCGGTTGCATCCATTGAAAGGCGAATTGAAAGACTTTTGGTCCATCAGCGTGAACGGCAATTGGCGCGTGATTTTCCGCTTTGCCGGTGTTGATGTGGAGCTGGTCGATTACCTGGATTACCACTGATAAGGAGTGTAGAAAATGATGAAGAACCCCCCTCATCCCGGCGAGCTGCTGCGCGAGGATGTGATCGCCGAACTGGGCCTGTCCGTCACCGAGACTGCCCAGCGCCTGGGCATGTCCCGTGTGGCCTTTTCCCGCGTCCTCAATGGCAAGGCTGCTGTCAGCCCTGATCTTGCCATCCGGCTTGAGATGGCAGGCGTTAGTACAGCCCGCGCTTGGCTGGCCATGCAGGCTAACTATGACTTGGCGCAGGCCATGAAGCACCCGCAGCCGCCGGTACGCTCCCTGTTCCCGGCAGCTTGCCCGGCTTGAGCAAATAACGTGGCAAGCGCTGCACACGGAACGGCCTCCACCGTTTAGCATGCTTGCCGACCGTGCACGCCGACCATCACGCGCACCTTGCCGCCTGGGCAGGTTGTGGCCCGCTCGATCAGCAGGCGGTCGATCAGGCTATCGTCCTCGATGACGCCCGCATGCGTGAGCGCGTCCAAAATGCCTTTGGGCAGGTTGTCCAGGTCACGGCGGCGGCGATCCGGCGGGAAGACCGTCAGCGCAACGTCCAGGCGACCGGAGTCTGCCTTGGGTTGTCCGGCCATCCGGATGGCGTCAGAAACCGCACGACGGTAGTCCCGGCCTCGCTCGCTGATCAGCGTTCGCCCGGCCAGTTTGCCCGTGTTGGGCGAGCGCCAGTAGGTGTTGACGCTGGGCGGGTAGGGCAGGTCGAGCGTGATCATGCGACTTTCGTGTGTGTTTTTGCGGCTGGTTTCAGGCGACCTTCCCACTGTTCCAGCTTCAGTTTGGTAATTTGTTGAGTGTTTTCTTTTTTCATGTCGAGCACGGCACGACGAACGACACCCAAGCAAAACTCTTCGGCCTCTGCATAACTCAGCCCCAGCAAATACGCTGCCAATATTTCAGGTTCATAGCCGAATTTCACACCGCAGCGCTCGCCAATGGAGGCGATGTATTGCGTCAGTTGCTCACGAGTCGGGGTTGTCAGCTTAATGAGCAACTGAAAGCGTCGCAAGACGGCATTATCCCAAAGCTCTGGATAATTGCTGGCTGCAACGACCACCACGTAGTCAGGCATTTCATCTAGGCGCATCAGCACGGATCTGACGGCACGCTTTATTTCTCCCATTTCAAGTGTGTCACCGCATTCGTCGAAGAACAGAACACAACGCTGCGTTCTGGCATAGTCCAGTACGCTCTTCAACCGGCCGGAGGTTTCACCCATATAACTGCCAACCAAGGTTTCGTAGCGAATGGCAATGAGCGGGTGCATCAGCTCGAATGCCAGCGCCTCTGCCAAGGTAGTTTTTCCATTGCCGGGCGGGCCAGCGAGTAGGACGCGGTTTCTGGCGCGCAGATTGTGGGCGTGCAGCAATTCTGCCCGATGTTGTTCCTCCACCAGTTCTTGTATCTGCGTCCTGATTTTTTCAGGCAATACCAGACTTTGCAGGTCCCGCTCAGGCGTGATTTCATCGAACAGGTCTTTGTGCTGGCTGTTGTTGAGCGTGTTCATGCTGGCATCCCCTCAGTGTCCAGGCCCAGCGCTTGCTGCGCCATGCGTATGGCAATTGGCACCCGACCCTTGGGATTGGCAAGGATTTTGCGCGCCCATGCCTTGTGGTCCGTGACGCCACTGCCCGGCATGGCCGTCTTGCCGGTCATCTGCTGAACTTGCGCCATCATCCGGTGTGCCTCTTCCCGGGAAAGCGAGGTTGCACCCGGCGCGGGCAGTTGCGCAGCGGGCATGGGGACGGGATGCCACTGGCCTTGCGCCAACACCTCGGCCAGCGCCACCTCCCAGCGGTTGCGTATCGTTTGCCAGCCGCAGGCGAGTACATCGTGCGTGCCTACCCGCACCGCCGCCCAGTACACCGCCGGATGCGACCAGTATCCGATCTCACCCTTGCGCCGTGCCGACACGCCCGCTACCGCCTCCCGAAACGCGACTTCCGCATCCATCCACGGGCGGCACAGCGCCATGAACTCGGGAAGCGTAGGCGGCCACGGGCGTGTTTTGCACGCCGCCAGCCCGGCGGCAATTTCCGCGCCCGTGAAACCGGCCAATTCCTCGGCCCAATGC